AGCGTGATGTCTTTCACATCAAAGCCCTCTGCTCGGTATTGCAGGTTGAGGATAGGCTTGACGATGTTTTTGACTGGAGTGAACTCTGACTTACCGTTTTTAAGCTGTGAGTGCTTGTAGAGCGTTGCGGTTCTGATGTGCTCTGGCATTGACCACGTCCAGCTATCAGTAAGCTGAATAGGCACCTTGTAGAGCGCCTCTTGGCCTGTCACGTATGAAAAGATGTCTGCGTATACTTCGCTCATGGTTTGTAGCAAAAGACCGGCACGTCAGATTGATTCTCTAGGAATACAAGGTTTTCAAAGCGGCGCTTGCCGTATGCACCGAGGTCTCGGTACGGAATACCCCAGAGAGAGACAACATCCGTGTCGATCTCCATTACATTCCTAGAGTTACGAAAACACTTTCGTATTCCTTCTCTGCCGCCGATAGCTTTGAACATAATTATCGAACGAGACGCTCTAGGATTTTTGCGTGGATGTGTTGGAAAGAGGGAATAAAGAGGCGGCGAAGTCGAACAGGCAGCATTGTCTGAGTGAATGACTTATCGCCAGCTACGACCGACACAACACCCTTGCTCTTTATCCAATTGGGGCGTGGCATGTTTTTCAATGCCTCTGTGATAGTTTGACCTTCACCAGAAAACGTCTCACGTCCAAGTGTGAGTGAGAACTTTACAAGAGGTGTTTTCTTTTTAGATGCCATGAACGGAGGGCCACATTGCGAGTAGCCCGCCATTCATTGCCGCAATGTTGAAGTAATTATACCACCTTTTACATCTGTCTAGCGTGCGGGGTTCACTCGCTCCCTGTGTGGATAACGTGGCAACATGTCCTGCATCTCTTTTCTTTTGAGGATTGGCGCAACTGACTGCAGTCCGTACATGAATGCGTCCATGCTGTGCGACCACAAGTGATCTGGCTCATTAATGATGCGGCCATCTTTGTCTCGTAACCAGCAGTAGTTTCTGTATTCCTTGATGATGTTGGTGCTGCGTTTGGTCACTGATATCTGCTGATCTTGCGCCATTTGTATTCTTTGAAGCACTGAGCCGGGGCCTTTGGTAGTTGGTAGGACACTGAGGCCGTAGCTTTTAATTTCATCTATGCTCTTAGGCTCTGCGCTGTCTGCGATGATGAGCGCTTTCTTTTGGTTTAAGAGGATGTCGGCTATCTGCTTATTACTAAGTCCTTTAGTGAACGCAATTTCGTCGAGGATATAACCGCCATTGTAATAATAAACACCGACAATAGCCGAAGGATCGTTAGTGTAACCAAAATCAAGCCCAAAACGCTCAAGACGTGCTTCATGCGGTATCTCATCTATTATACCCCAACCAGTAAATATACGCCCTTCAATCTCTCCCAGTTGTCCCAGTCCATAGACCTTCCACCACTCAGGACGATTTTTTCGAGCCTCAATTGACGCAATAATCTCCGGTGAAAGCGCCTCGTTGTCCTTATAGGTTAGCACCAACTCCTCAACATCATTGCGCTTGCCCTTCACCTCCTCGTAATACCAAAACGTATTAGTCGGGTTCCAGTCTAGGTAGCAGAACTCCTTTGTTCTAACTTCCAATTCCTCAAAGGCACTGAAGGCGATATTGTTAGCCTCGTTAATGAACAGACGATCTCGGCGTGCACCTCGTACCTTCTCAGGCTGGTCAACTGAAAAGAACTCGATTTGTGCGCCAGTTTCAAATGTGTAAACGCTGTTCGTCTTATCCCAAAGGTTATCGTCGAAATACTTGTGCTCTTTAAGGATGTTTAGGAAGTCTCTCAGTGCTCCACGTCGAAGGTGTGGAAAACTCTCAGCGACCACGCTGGTAAGCGTCGGTGACTTATCATTCTGCGCCAAAGCAATAAGCCACATGAGAATGGAGATGGTCTTTGAGGCAGACGTGCCCCCAGGACATGCTCTAATTCTCTTACTGAGGCTCCTTATCTTCTGATATGCGGTTGTTCGCTGGTACAGCATCAAGTGGAATAGGCTTCTCTCGTATTATGTTATCGCTGGTGCTGTGAGGATTCCCTTCTGCCATGCGCCATACGATCTCTTTTGGAAGCGCGGCAAGATATTCTTTCTTATCTTCAGGGTTTAGTTCTTCGAGGAATTGGCGTGCAAAATCTTTTAGCGACTGGCCTTTAGGTCTGCCTGCCGGATTACCAGATACACCTTTTGGAAACGGTCTGCCACGCACCTTGCTCTTTTCGTGCTGTTTTTCAGCGGACTCCATTGTCTAAATTGTAACACGCCTTAAAGGCATCAAATATCATCATGCATGACCAGGACATGCATAGGGAAGCTGCCAACCACCGTTATTTTCCAAGCATTTATCGCAATTGTTTTCATCTAGACCAGATTCAAGCATTGTCTTCATTATAACCTATGGATTACCCGGCAAGTGATACACACTGTGGGTAGCCTTCTCTACTCTACGTCTCCAAGCAGCGTGCTTTCTCTCACATGTCTTACAGCGTTGATACTCATTCACCTTCTCTGATTCGCACATATAGCATTTCATAGCTTCTCAATGAGGAACGAGCGCCCCTTTGAATCAATCCTGAGGTTATCGTGCTTATCGAAGTAGAGCTTGCTGTCGAGGATTAAGAGCGTTGCTTCTAATATGTCGTAGTATCTTTGATCTTCGAAGTTAGCTCGCTTTCTGTCTATGACTGCGTAGGGTGATTTTCTCATAGATTACAGCTTTCACACCTCGCAACGCCGTCAGTAACGTAGATGATGTACACCTCTTTACGGCACTTCGAGCATGTGTATGTGACCCTGGAGAACTCGTGCTTTGTTGTTGTCATCCCCAATGCTTACCGTGAATAAATCCGATTGCGTAGGCGATGACTGAGGCGAGAGCTAGGAAGAGGAGGTTCATACGAGTGCTGAGTATTCTTCGATCTTTTCTTTGTACCAAAGCTCGTCGTACTTGAGGCCTTTGGTCTGTTCGTTGCGGCGCTTCAGCTCTTCTACGTCTATACCGTCTTCTTTGAGGTGATTTTCAAAGGCAAGCCAATTTCCTGATTTCCAAATGTTACATGCGGCGCATTGCGGCCGAAGGTTACCCAGGTCGTACCGTAAAGAGCTTGAACAGACTGAACTCGCAATGAAGTGGCCGCATTGCCTGTTAGAGCCAGTAAGATTTTTTGCATCACACGTATAACAATCGTTCCCATATCGTTTGAACGTTATCTCACGGCAAAGCTGCCAGAGCTGGTCTTTTAATTTTGCGAGCGGCGTTTTGCTCTTACGACGTAAGGCTGTGCGCTTCACTATTCAATTCTACCACGCCTCCCGACCTGCAATTGATCGGGAGTGCGTGGACTTGTGCACAATGTCAAACAACAAAGTTTAAAAAGTTTAGTGCGGTTTAATGAAAAAAACAGCGCCCATAATGAGCGCTGTGTAGAAAGAACTAAAGCCTTACGAACTTCCTCGTCACCACTAAACCAGCTTCCATGTTTAAAAGTGTTGACTGTGTTTGTATCGATATTTCTGGCAACAAAAAGTCCGTATACTGGTTTTTTGTTTTGCGCCGCAAGTTGCGCAACATGGCGACGAACTGATTCGCCCTCGGCGGCCTCCTGTCGAGAATTTTCGGTCAATGTAGCCTCGACAGCCAAGATAAAATCTTTGAACTCAAAAATTAGATCGGGGCCATTCCCTGGAGCTGTACCCACAGGCAAAAGGGATTGATCAACATTAAATCTGCGCGCCTCATAAGGCTTGTTTTCAAGGTTATCAATAGCTAAAAAAGCTCTCCACAGCACCCACTCTAAATATGCGGGTCGCTCTGAGGATGGTACCGCAACGCCGTTCTCATCTGAAGAAGATTGTCTACTGTTCGTAATGAAAATATCCAAATACTTGAGTATGTCGCCGTTCATTTTTTCTTGATTTAAAGCGTAATCTTCCTCATCGCGACGAAAAAGCAGCTCCTCGATCTCGTGTCGAGCAATCGTGATGTCTGCAATGGTCTCAGCAGAAACTTTTTTTACCGGGACACCCCTCTTTGCCGCACGATCAACAAGATCGAAATATATCTCTCGAGCATTAATGATTTCATCGCTTGGTAGTTCAGATCCAGCACAGAGCGTTTTATAGTACTCAACCGATTCCACGGGCACTCTCGCTTCGTTTACTATCTGCTTGATAAGTGTTCGCTTATCGAGAAAGAATGAGATTCCACGACCACTGGCCACCACCAGGCCGGTAGCCTTTAGATATCGAACTGTCGTGTCCGCATAGTCGTTAAAAGTAGTCTCCCGATAGTCGAGACCCTCTGCGAGCTCCGATCGAATTGCATTGTCAAAAGCCCTCTTGTTTTCGGCTGCTGCACGCTGCTTTCTATAGGAAATAATTTTTTCAACAGTGTGCTCAAGCTTGTCTGCTGGAGTCGTCGACTCTACAAAAAAAGCTATTTCGTTTTGCGTTATTTTCGATTCTCTTGTCCTGGTCTCCAATTCCGACATTACTGACAATACATACTTTAGAGGCGAGAAAGCCGGAAAAACATATTTCTCACCAGGATTTGGAATGGAATATGCAGCCAATGCTCGGAGAAAACACTCCTGCATGGCCGGAATCGTAGTTGAATTAATTAAGCGACGACCATTTTCTGAAATTGTATCTGCTTTCCCAATTCCAAGCTCATCGACATTCTTTAAATCCGGAATCAAGAAGCCCAGCTTGGTGAGCGCAGATCTCCATTTTCGGCCAACGCTATTTGTCTCATCTTCCCCAAGTTCGACAATTCCCCTTGAACCCAGCAGGTCTCTGAAGGCGATTTCTTGCTCCTCTCCGTGTAAATCACCCTGTAAGTCGGAAGAATCCAAAGCCACAAGACCATCTCGTAATCGAAACGGGCTACGAACAGTCGTATTTCCCAAATGCCAGAATTTTCGCGAAGCCATGATCAGTACCCTACAAAAAGATACTCCTTTACAATATTATTTTTATTGCCAATTTTACTTCCATGAGTTCCGAAAGAATATTGGTGGTCGACAGTTACGACCTCGACATGTCGCTTATATCGACTCATGATTTCTATCATTTCGTCGAGGTTCGGCAAGCTGTTTGATGAATACGAAACCATCAATATTGATTCCCTAAATTTCTTAAATAATCTATCAAATGCATCAACAGCGCCGCTCGCCGTGGCAAATGGTGTCGGGTACGACTTGAATTTCTTAGTGATCGTATGATCCTGAATTTCAACGTCTTTCCAGTCGCGCGCCAGGCCTTCGACGAAGTGATACCTACGCACGTACTCATTGTCTGACAGTGGACTAAAATATGGCGGATCAATATAGACAAGGTCCGCTTTTCTCGAGACCTGTAAAGCATCTCCCCATAAAGCAGTGTTCTGCTTTCCGTTGTCGAAGACACCCTCATTAATCGCTGAGACGGCTCCCAAAAACTGTTGCTCCAACGACAACTTAAGATCTCGCCTACCATCGTCGTACCTGTTCCCAACGTATGTAAAGATTCCTCGCGGCCTCTTCTTAATACAGGCCCTGATCAGAGCCGCCAGAGCAATGGAGCGCTTATATCCTTTCAATTTTTTCGAATTGGCTCTAATTGTGTCGATAAATTGATTTTCATCGTCAGAAAAATATAAATTCTTAAATGTATTCGAAACAAATTCGTCGTGTTGGGTGGTGTGGAAAAGAATTTCGAGGTCTTTCTGATCGAGCGTAACATTATTATTCTCTATCAAAGACTTGGCGTAAGTTGTGGCCATTGCCATATAGTCATTCGAAAGGACTTTTTTTCCATGTGCTTTGAACAAATAGGAGACGACCCCGGACCCACTAAATAAGTCGAGTACTGACTCGTAGCTAAACTGTGATGCGATATCAGATATTGAGCTTAACAACTTATTTTTTGAGCCCATATACCTGGTCGGTGGAAATTTTCTAGTTTGAACTGGCAGTAGTCCTGAATAGATCCTCGTTTTGTCGCCTGGTACAGCTGTAACAATTACGTCCTCCCCTTTTCTATTCTGCGCATTGCAGTTAATGTATCTTCTTGTTTTCACAACCTTAATTTCAAATTCCCCGTAGAGTTTGTGAACAAGCGGATGGTTTGAGTTTGTCAAAATAACATGACACCCCAAATCTTTGAGCCTTTTTACTTCTGCAGCCAACTCAAGATGATCTTCTTCGTAAAATTGCTCCTTCGTGTATCGCTTGAAATCGCTGTATTTAGATATCGGTAGGTATGGAGGATCTAAAAATATAAAGTCTCCTGGCTGAGCATGTTTACGTAACAATTCTTTATAATCTAAACAAACTATCGTAGCTTTTTTTAACAATCGTGATGCGGAAAAAATTGCTTCCTCATCGACAATTTTGGGATTCTGATAATTGCCGAACGGTACATTAAATTTTCCGCTTTTATTTACACGGTAGAGACCGTTAAAGCAAGTTCTATTGAGAAAGATTGTTCGAGCAGCAGCTTTTACTGGAGATAAATTCTTCCAATCGACTGCTCGCGTTTTCAAGAAGAACTGCTTGTTATTACGCAGTTTCTTCAACTCGGAAAGCAATTCGTTTGGATGGCTGGCGACAACCTTATACAAATTTACGAGCTCTGGATTGCTATCTGAAATAACGGCGTGCTCTGGCTTCAGATGGAAATACAGAGCTCCGCCTCCAAAAAAAGGCTCGATGTATTTTTTGTAAGACAACGGTGTTTTTGTCGCTAATTCGGGGAGTAACTGTGTCTTTCCCCCAGCCCATTTCAATAATGGCTTCGTGTTTACTTCAGCTACTGACGAACGAAAAGACCGTATGCGACCATCGTCGACTCGTGCATCCATTGATAGATTTTACCACTGTATTTGCACCGAAAAGGCATAGCTGAACTGTGGATGCTTGGGCTCAAGGAGCCCCTGCTAGTGGCGGGCAAAATTGTAGGCGACGAAGAGGCCGATGATGGCTCCGGCGCCGGAGCATAGGATGGAAGACATGCTGAAAGCGCCACGCTGTATGAAGCTTGGCGCCTTCAAGATGAGTTCAAAAAACTCTTCATTTTTTCGTTACTTAGAGCCCCCTATTGGTATCCCCAAAAATTCTTGAATTTTTCATAAACAGGGGTATATTGTTCGTATCACCACGAAAAGGACCCTTGTACGGTTTCGTCCGTACCGGGGGCCTTTTTATTTTTGGCTTTCCAAATTGCCTCTCTGGTCATTTAGATAGGCTATCCTTACTCCCGTACGTTTGAGCAACACCGAACACTTTTTGGCATCGCTTGGGGAAACAATCACGGGCGTTTTTCCCTTTTTCATCAAGAACCGCACTAGAACTGCATAGTCGCCATCGCTCGAGACGAGAATTGCATTTTCCATGCGATTCTCATAAAAATCACTTGCGGCCTTTAAAACAAGGTCCGCATCACAATTTCCCTTCACCTTGCCTAGACCATCATACGTGACCTCTTTATAAACAAGGTCGTACCCATCTTCTTGCAGTTTTGTATATAAATCCTTGCTGGTCGGAATATATCCAATGAAAAGATACGCAGTTTCGACTTTATATTTTTCCTTTAGCCAAACTCTGAATCGCCCATAGTCCAGTCTGTGACACCGCTAACTTTGTCGAGTGCGGCCTTGCTCTTGCTCCATCCATTGAACGGCTTGCTCGTGCTCCCGCGTGCCGTAAACAAAAGACCATCCCGCATGGAGGAGTTCAGCAGCGTTTGTGTTGTCGATCCAATTGGTATCGTTTGTTCCCTCCCATTTTTTGTTATCGACGCTGGGAGAATGAATACCGCCTGGTTTAGATTTATCCATGAAGATTGAAGTGCCGCGATCTCTCCGCGTCTCTGTCCTGTGAGGATGAGAAGCTGGACGATGCGTGCGAAGTTTGCGGGCAAGCTCTGAAGCTGGTCGCCATTCTCTGCTAGCGAGTAGGCAGTTTTTACATGGCCTTTCGGCCTCAGCTCCAGAGATTGCTCACAAGCTCTCCATATTCTACCAAGTTCTTCGTCGGTGAGCACGCGAGCGCGAGATGTGGATTGTGTACGGCTGACACCGTTGGTTGGGTCTGCGTCCAGGTAGCCATGAGCTACAGCCCATCGAAAGAAAACGCGCACTGCGACTAAGGCATGGTCACGCTGCGAGCGGCTTTCGATCTTTCCGAGAGCGTTGAGCACGTCGCGCTTCGTGAGCGCCTTGAGCTGGCCGGTGAAATCAAAGTACCGCTTTAGGATACGGTCGTATTCTCGGTAGGTCTTTGCCCGGCGCTTAAGCTTCGCCTCGGCCAAATACTCGTCACGGGCAGTTATCCAGTCCGCTGATTGGCTGAAATAGCGCCCTAGTGTCTTCTCGGCTCGAATGCGCCTCGCTACATCACGGGCGGCTTTAAGCGACACCTCCCCTACCCTGCCGATTGTGTGTCTCTTCCCCTTCCCCACTACGGTGAAGAAGGTTTTGGCCCCACCGGGGGATACCCTGACTTGAAGAGGGGATAGGGCATCTTTGTAGACCGCCTGACCTCGGGTCGGCGGGATGATAGCCGAGATGGTTAGGTCCGTGAGCTTTTGATGCACTCTCATGCACTCCAGGGTGCGGTTAGCACTGTATATCTGGGGTGGATGGTGTGAGCGGAAAAGTCCGCTAAATCAGAAACTTGCGGTCGCTATGTGGTACGGCGGCGCACAG